TAATCGACCTGCTCATAGGTAAAGACCATTGCTCAGAGTGTTGGGTTTACTGGAAAGTGAGAAAGGAATGGAAATAAAACGACCAAACCCTATTGCAAAAGCACTTAGGCATCCTAAGTACAAACCAAGGGTAGTACCCGACAAAAAGAAACCTGTCCCTGACAGGAAACGTAAACACAAAGGAGAACAGCCTAATGAAAAAGGGTGAAATCAACGTAGACCTGATTGAGCATATGGGTGATGACCTTACGGTTGTACGTGCTGCACGAGTGTCCTACGCTAACACTTCTGACTGGCGTGGTCAGATACACTCAGGGGAATTTCGTGTCCTCAGTGACAAGGATATACGCCTGATTAGCTTTCTAGCAAAGCATAAGCATACATCACCATTCGGGCATGGGTTTGCTACCTTCCGTGTGGATGCACCAGTCTTTGTCGCCCGACAGTTGGTTAAGCATAAGTTCCTACGGTGGAATGAGATTAGTCGTCGTTATGTCAAGTATGAACCAGAGTTCTATGAACCATACTGGCGTGAGAAACCTGAAAACTCTAAGCAGGGTTCAGGGGGGCCGATGGAAATTAGCCAAGAAGCTGAAATGATGTTTCATGCTACCTTACGTAATGCACTTACGACATATGACATGATGATCAAAGAAGGTGTTTCACCTGAACAGGCACGATCCATCTTACCACAGAACATGATGACCTCGTGGTATTGGTCTGGTAGTCTGGATGCATGGGCAGACATGTGTAAGTTACGTTGTGCTAAGGATACACAAGCAGAGACACGCATTGTAGCCTCTGTGATCTATGGTGAAATGCTGAAGCTGTACCCTGTATCTTGGGCTGCACTGATGGATCAAGACGAATGAATTGGTTATTAGTTGTAGTCTGGGCGTACCAAGGTGTCCCCTCAGTGGAAATTATAGAAGAATACGAATCTATGTATGATTGCTTCTATGGTTTTGAATTGTATGAAGAGCAGGTAAAAGAACAAATGCAATTAGTTTGCGTGGAGAATGATGATGGATAACGATAATATTATGAAAATGTGTCGATCCCTAGCAAGGAAATATAACGATCCACAAGAGTATGACGACCTAGTGTCTGAAGGTGTCGTAAAAGTACTAGAAATGGTCGCTGAAGGTAAAACAGACAGGAACCTACTGTATTCTCATGCGCAGTCAGCAATGTATGAACACTACAATCTGAATAGGGGGCCAGTGAAAATACCAAATTCTAGTCAGGCATATAGTACAAACATAGATGATGATGTTGATGGTTGGACTGCTACAGCATTACATCAAGCCTTATATGGTGATGCGGTTGAATATGAAGATTATATGTCTCAGGTTCCCTCGACAGAAGAATTGTACGAACAAAAAGAGTGGTATGCCAAAGTTCAAACTGTAGCAATCACTTGTCTTACACAAGAAGAGTGGGCGATAATTCGTATGAGATATTGGGACGACATGACACAAGATGCTGTAGGTAAGGAGATGTGCAGGAACAAAATGTGGGTGTCACGACATGAAAAAACAGCACTAGAAAAAATCCGTAACAATTTGTGATGTTACAAAAATTAAATTAAGCTGTTATAGGTAAGTGTCCCTTAAACATAAGTTTACTACTCAAGTTTAATATCTTGTTTTAGTAAATAAACATAAGTTAGGAACTTAAGTATGAGTAGAACTGCACATTTACCATGTCCTTATCATGGTTGTGGGTCGTCTGATGCCTTTAGGTGGTGGCCTGAAGATGGGAATGGGTTTTGTCATTCTTGTCGTGGAAACTACCCGAAGGATAAGAAAGAATTATTCAGTTGGGCAAAAGAGAAATACCCCCCGAATGGAAATAAGGAATGGTCAGATATGAACGTAACAAGTTTTACACCAAAGAAGGTAGAAGACAAATCTGATGGTCGTTATCAGGCAATGCGTGGCATCAGTGCTACGACGATGGAAGACTACGGTGTTAAGACCTATACTGACCGTCAAGAATACATATACCCCAGCGGTGGAATTAAGGTTCGTCGTCTAGACGAGAAAGCCTTTTACACCAAAGATGGTTTCAAGGGTGATGAACTGTTCGGCATGAACCTGTTTACATCTGGGTCGTCTAAGATGGTAACGGTAACAGAGGGCGAACTAGATGCCCTGTCAGTGTCACAAATGCTTAAGAGCAGCTACACTAACCCTGTTGTGTCTTTACCCTCTGCTACGCCCTCTAAGAAGCTCTGGGAGAACTGTAAGGAATGGTTGGATGGGTTTGAGAAGATCATCCTGTCTGTCGATACAGATGACGCAGGTAATTCTCTTGCGGATCGTATGGCTAAGTTATTCCCTAACAAGGTCTATCGTGTACCACATGACAAATACAAAGATGCTAACGAGTTTCTACAGAATGGTGCGCAAGCAGAATTTAAGAGTGCATGGTGGAACGCTAAGAAGTATACACCAGAGAATATCCTAAACACTGCAGATCAGTTTCTGTCGTTGTATCACGATACACCAGAGCATATCTATGTAGAGACAGGTATTCAGGCACTGGACGACAAGATACTTGGTTTGATGCAGGGACACTTTACAGTGTTCAAAGCACCCACAGGGATCGGTAAGACAGAACTAATGCGGTATCTAGAATATAACATGCTACAGAAGGGCATACCGATTGCTGCATGGCATCTAGAAGAAACCAAACTAAGGTCACTACTTGGTCTTGTGTCGTATCACTTGAACGATAACCTGACACGTAGGGATTTGATTGACGATAAGGAACGTAATGATGATGTTGTAGAAGCTATCAAGGACATCACTAAGGATGAAAACTTCTACCAGTTTTTCTTGGGTGATGGTGCAAGTGCTGAAGATTTGATTGACCAGATTAGGTTCTTTAGTCAGGCATGTGGTTGTAAGTTTATCTTCTTTGAGCCTATCCAAGATGTAATCTCTGGATCGTCTGAGGAAAGCAAAGAACAACAGTTGGCTGACCTGTCAGTGCGTCTATCTAAACTTGCAGCAGAATTAAACGTAGGTATCGTAAGCATTGGTCACACTAACGAGAACGGTGACTTCAAGTATTGTAAGATGATTGGTCAACGTGCATCAGTTATCATCGACTTGTACCGTGACAAAGAAGCTGAAGACCTACAGGAACGAAACACAACGTATCTCAAGATTGAGAAAAACCGTCCATCCTCTGAGGAAGGATCAGCAGGTAAGATGCGATTTAACTATGATACGTTTACACTTAAAGAGGTAATCTAATGGAAAACTCAGATTGTTTGGAAGATATGTATAGAACCTGTACAAGATGTAAAGTCAAATACCCTAAGACATTAGAGTATTTTAACAATAAGCGTAATACAGCGGGAAATTTGTTTTTAGACACACGTTGTAAAACTTGTCATTCTGCATTAAGAGTAGAAACAAAACAGATTCAGGCTGGTATAGAATTATTACCAGAGCATATCAAAAAAGCATACACTAAATCTTGTTGGTGTTGTGGTACTGAAGATAAAACCCTTCAGATTGATCACGATCACAACACAGGAAGTTTTAGGGGTATGATATGTAAAAGCTGCAATGTTACTTTAGGTAGAAACTATAAAGACAGCTATAAAGGTGCAAAAGATGCCGATGCACCAGATATGTACTTAACGTACTTGAAAGGTTCATTATGGCGGTCAGGAAGAGGTTTAAAATAAATGCCAGTATTCGATATTGAAACAGACGGTCTACTAGACGAACTAACAAAGATTCATGTGTTGTCTTGGATGGGGGACGATGGAAATGTGCATCATACCCATGACTATGAGGCTATGCGTATCTTCTTCACAGAAGCATCTACACTGATCGGTCACAACATCATTCGCTTTGACATCCCTGCGGTGGAAAAAGTGTTAGGCATCGAAGTAAAGTCTCGTTTGATCGACACTCTACCTTTGTCGTGGTATCTAAACCATGATCGTATGAGACATGGGCTTGAGGGCTACGGAGAGGACTATGGAGTGCCTAAACCAGTTATTAAGGACTGGAACACCCTAACACCCGAAGAGTATGCTCACCGCTGTAATGAGGACGTTAAGATCAACACACGGTTACACCGTGACTTGGACTTGAAGCTGAACAAACTGTATCAAGACAGTGGAGAGAAAGACCGCTTCATTGATTACCTCATGTTCAAGATGGACTGTGCAAGAGAACAGGAGACTCTACGATGGAAATTAGATGTGGAGAAAGCAAAATCCCATCTACAGGAATGGGAAGACCTAAAGCATGAAAAGACAGAAGCCTTGGCTGATGCTATGCCAAAACGTAATCTATTTACTACCAAGACAAAACCGAAAGTCATGTACAAAAAAGACGGTACACTTTCTAGTCACGGCGAAAAATGGGTTCAGTTATGTAAGCAAGAACACCAACCGATTTCTACATTGTCTATGGTGGTCAAAACAGGAGAAGAACGAGCAAATCCTAATAGTGTGGAGCAGGTCAAAGATTGGCTTTTCTCTTTGGGGTGGAAACCTCGTACCTTCAAATACCTAAAGGATAAGGTAACTGGTGATGAACGGAAATTGGAGCAGATACGGAAAGATGGGGAACTCTGTCCCTCAGTACGTGAACTGGTTGAACAAGAACCTGCTATTAGTTTGCTTGATGGCCTCTCTGTTCTTTCACATCGTATTGGTGTCCTTAGATCAATGGTTGAAACAGAGAACGATGGATACGTGCAAGCAACTGTTGCAGGGTTCACTAACACCCTACGCTTTCGTCACGCCCGACCATTGGTCAACTTGCCATCGGTTGATAAACCCTACGGAAAAGAAATCAGAGGGTGTCTGACTGCACCTGAAGGTTACACTCTGTGTGGTGCTGATATGACATCGTTAGAGGATACGACAAAGAGACACTACATGAAACCGCTTGATCCTGATTATGTAGCTGAGATGTCTAAGGATGGTTTTGACCCGCACCTTGACCTTGCTAAACACGCAGGTGTCGTCACACAAGATGACATCGACAAACACAATTCAGGTGAACGTAGCCTTAAGGCACTACGTAAGAACTACAAGGTGGTGAACTACAGTGCTACGTATGGTGTAGGAGCCGCTAAACTGGCTCGTGAGACAGGTATGAGTAAGTCTGAGGCACAGACACTGCTAGATGCCTTTTGGTCACGTAACTGGTCAGTACAGAAGGTGGCAGAAGGTCTACGTGTTCGTGAACTATTTGGCTCTGCTTGGGTACAGAACCCTGTATCTAAATTCTGGTACAGCTTACGGTCTGACAAGGATCGGTTCAGTACACTAAATCAGGGTACAGGTGTATTCTGTTTCGACAGTTGGGTTAAGGGGTGTCGTGGTATGGGACTAAAGACTATCGGTCAGTTCCACGACGAAATTATAACTCTAGTAGAAGAGGGGGATGAAGACAAAGAAGAAAACATTATGACTATGGCAATCGACCAAGTAAACCAAGAAATCCAACTAAATGTACCACTTGGGATAGATGCACAGTTCGGAAGAACATATGCAGACATCCATTAGAAAATAAAGTTGTACTTTAGTGTTACAAACTGCGAAAAAAGCTGTTATATATAATTACCAGACTCGACGAAAGGAAATGTCACATGGCACGATATGAAATGGAAATGGTCTTACAATATGCTAAAGTATTCCCAGAAAACGCAGACATGGGAGACCCGAATGGGAATACGATTGCAAAGCAGATTGCAGACAAAGGTGGTCAGTATGTAATGAACGCATACTTCACTAATGAAGAAGACATCGACAAGTTATTGTCAGAGGGCTTGAACCCTAGTCCAATGGGAAGTCAACGGATTGTAGATGGTGAATCTGAATTTGGCATCGGTAAATACATGAAGATGAAGCGGTCAGTTTCTGACAACATCAAGACCTTTACTGATAACAAGGGTAAGCCTGTTGAGGTAAACTATGGTGGGCCTATCACTGTCGTTGACCTTACACAAGGTGAGGATAACAAACGGTGGTGGAGCTTTGAGGATGATGGGCCGTTAGGCAATGGCACAAAAGCTAAAGTCATCTTTGATGTTTACTCTAATGGTTCAGGTGTTCGTATGAACGCTATTGGTGTTACAGATCATGTAGCCTATGAACCTGCAGAAACTAACAGTATTGGTGCATGGACTGAGGTAGCCTAATGAATGTAAACTTAGAAGCGGTAGCTGATGCAGAAGAGGATGGTTACAACGGTAACATCACAATCTATCGTGAGGACGTTGAAGACATCTATCAGTTAGCTAACCTGTTCACAGACTTTGCTGTAGCTATGGGCTTTACCTACGTTAAGGCCGTAGGGTTTGAGAAGGACGATGGTAGTATGGTTTGGGGTGACTTCTAATGGCATTTGGCAAAGTGCTGATCGACGGTGATATTATCGCTTATAGAGCAGCCTTTGCTACTCAAGACAAGTTACCTAAAGATGCAGAGGAAAAGGCAGAAGAACTTATCCAATACATCCTGCAGGAAACTCTAGTGTTCCCTTCACCTAATGATTACAAGGTGTATTTGACAGGTAAAGGGAACTTTAGACATGATGTAGCAAAGACACATATCTATAAGGGAAACCGTAAGGATGCAGCTAAACCATTACACCTACCGCAAGTGAGGCAGTATCTAGTGGATAAACATAACGCAATCGTAAGTGAAGGAGAAGAAGCTGATGACCTGATAGCAATAGAAGCAACCCGACTTGGCAGTGACACGGTTGTAGCATCTATCGACAAAGATATGTTACAGATACCGTGTAGGCATTTTAACTTTGGTCGTGGCGAATGGTCAGACGTAGACGAATGGTCAGGACTTAAGTTTTTCTATAAGCAAATCTTAACTGGTGATGCAGCAGATAATATCATAGGTCTTTATAAGGTTGGCCCTGTAAAAGCTGATAAGATACTTGATGGTGCAGAAACAGAACAGGACTTGTGGCAGAAATGTATAGATGCATACAATGGTGACATTGACCGTGTTATAGAAAATGCCAGACTTCTTTGGCTTAGACGTAGGGAGCAAGAGCTATGGCAACCGCCCGAAGCAGTAAAGCAAAAGGACGACTAGGACAACAAGAGATCAGGGACACTATCCTTAAGACGTTCCCTGAACTTGAACCTGACGATGTTCGTTCTACTGCTATGGGCCAGTCAGGGGAAGATATACAACTGTCTCCAAAGGCACGAGAACTTCTTCCCCTGTCTATAGAGGTAAAGCGACGAAAGAGCCTAGCAACCGTATACGACTGGATTGAACAAGCAAAGCAAGACGGTCAATATGAACCTGTTGTTTTCTTCCGTGGGGATAGAAAAGATTGGGTTGTTATGGTTGGTCTGGAACACTATATGGAACTTGTAAGTAAGTGGAGAAAGTAATGGGCAAACGGTCTAACTTTGAACGTGTTGAAAGAGATTACTACCCGACACCAATAGAGGCCGTTGCACCTTTGATCGACCATCTTCCGCAGGAGACTTTCGACTTTGTTGAGCCTTGTGCAGGGGATGGTCGGTTAATCCAACATGTACACGATCTTACAGATGGACATGGGACTTGTATATATGCTTGCGACATTGAACCTAGACATCCCGACATTGTTCAGCATGATGCTCTTGATATTGACTTTGGTGGCTATGAGGTGATGGACTTCTGTATTACTAACCCACCGTGGGAACGTAACTTCTTACATCAGTTCATAGAGACATGGATCGACATATGTCCTACTTGGTTGTTGTTTGATGCTGATTGGATGCACACAAAGCAGTCAGCTAGACTTATGACATACTGTTCAAGAGTTGTTAGTGTAGGTAGAGTTAAGTGGATAGAGGGTTCAAAGCATACAGGTAAGGATAACTGTTGTTGGTATCTCTTCGATCAGAACGACAAAGGCCCGACTAAATTTTACGGAAGGCTTATGTGATGCCACTAATGGACTATATGGAACTCTTCGAGATGATAAAGCAAGAAGAAGATGTAGAAGGGCTACGACGAAAAGCTACATACTTGCTTATGTCAAAATGTCAAGAAGACGAAACAGTAAGTGAAGAAGAGTTTCTAGCCTTTGCAGAATATGCAGCTATAAACTTAGGAACAGCGGAAGGAATGATACATTGATTAGTCGTGAGGATATGGAAGCGTTTGAATACTTTAGTCAGACAGAAATGGAGATGAATGTATATCAGAACGCAGCAGCACAGACAGCTATCTATAAACATGAGCATCAGGTTATCTACCCTGCGTTAGGACTAGCAGCAGAAGCTGGTGAGGTAGCCAACAAGGTCAAGAAGATACTACGTGATGGTAAGTTTGATCGTGAGGCTATTGCTGATGAGGTAGGTGATTGCCTGTGGTACATTGCTGCATTGTGTCGTGACCTAAACGTAAGTATGTCAGACCTTGCTGCAGCTAATCTAAAGAAACTACAGGATCGTAAAGAACGTGGGGTCATTAGTGGAAATGGAGACAAAAGGTAATGACTGGTATGATTGGTGTAGAGACTGTAGAGGAACACGAAGATGGCAGTGCAACCTATCAGTTTCACCTTGATAATAATTGTGCCAAGCTACTACAAGAAGAAGGTTTGAAGCTAGTACTCTATTGTGCAGCAGCAAAGCTAGATTTACAGGTAGTGTATGACTTTATAGAGGATCACATCAAGAGAGATGAACTAACAGAATATAAATTTGGAGATGTAAGTGAGTAAGAAAAAGACAGGTATGACGTGGTTCTGGCGTTGGGTAAACTACCTAGCAACATGGCGAGAACACCGTAATACTATCAAGCAGCTTAATGCGTTAAGCGACAAAGAGCTGGCTGACATAGGAATTAGTCGTGCAGACATTGACCGTCTGGTATGGCTAGGTGAAGACAAAACAATGCGTGGACGAGGAAAAGAACAAGAATGAACAATATGCTCCCTACCCCCTATCAAAACTTTATTGCACTATCACGTTATGCACGTTGGACAGGCGACAAGCGTGAAGCATGGTCAGAAACAGTTGACCGATACATTGACAATATAGTTAAGCCCCTAACAGGTGAAGACAGTTACATCAAAGATATTCGTGATGCTATCTTAGACCTACAGGTTATGCCCTCTATGCGGTCTATGATGACTGCAGGGCCAGCAGCAGCACGAGACAATACGTGTATGTACAACTGCTCTTACGTAGCTGTAGACAAGCCTAAACGCTTCGATGAAGCTATGTTTATCCTGTTGTGTGGTACAGGGGTAGGGTTCTCTGTTGAACGACAGTACATCCAGAAACTACCAGAAGTACCAGAGAAGATATTCAAGTCTGAGACAACAATCGTGGTTAAGGATAGCAAGGAAGGTTGGGCTAAAGCATACCGTCAACTACTAGCTCTACTATGGTCAGGTGAGATTCCTAAGTGGGATATATCTAAGGTACGTCCTGCAGGTGCAAGACTAAAGACCTTTGGTGGTCGTGCATCAGGGCCAGCACCTTTGGTTGACTTGTTCAACTTTACTGTCGATAAGTTCTTAAATGCTACAGGACGTAAGCTGACTTCTATTGAGTGTCACGACATCATGTGTAAGATTGGTGAGATTGTAGTTGTAGGTGGTGTACGCCGTAGTGCTATGATCAGTTTGTCTAACCTGTCAGACGACAAGATGCGCCACGCTAAGTCAGGTCAATGGTGGGAGAACTATGGACACCGTGCATTAGCTAACAACTCTGTCGCTTATACTGATAAGCCAGATGCAGAGACATTCATGCGTGAATGGACAGCATTGATCGAAAGTAAATCAGGTGAACGAGGTATCTTTAACCGTCAGGCATCACAGAAGCAAGCTGCAAAGAATGGTCGTCGTAATCCAGACAGTGACTTCGGGACGAATCCTTGCAGTGAGATCATCTTGAAAAATGCGCAGTTTTGCAACCTTACTGAGTGCGTAGTACGTGCTACTGACAGTATTGAAGACATAGAACGCAAGGTAAAATATGCGACTAT